GCTCTGCCTTTCCATTAACCTTAATTGTCGGTTTATTTGTCTCTCTTTTTTCTCCAACCTCACCTCGGCTTTTTGTATCTTGATCCACATACTAATCAAGACTGGCGTGATGATTAAGATAATAGTCAGCATTACACACACAAGGATCAGAATGCTTCGATAAATGAATTTATCCATACCGCGTATAGCCAAGAAACTACGAGCAGCGTGATAAACAATCCCATGCCAAGCTCAATCTTTTCTTGTCTGAACCTTTCCTGTCTATAAGCCTCTATCTGTCGCCTAATTCTAATTTGTTCCTTGCGTTTTTGTTGTTCTGCTTGAACCTTGGAGTAGATGTTGTTGTAGTTCTCCCAGAGTGGTCCGAGCTGATAAGGCACACTTGCACCCCTCATCATCCCACTCAACTTGACATAGCTCTGGTCTAACTCGTTTTTGAAAACAGAGAGTTCCAGAATTGTCTCAGGGTCTGGATCAACGCTTGAAAATACTTCTTCATATTTAATTTCCACATATTCGGTTAACTCCTTGTGGTGTCTAAAAAAAGCACCTAAGTGCTTAATGAATTGCTGGACAATCTCGGCTTCGTTAGGAATGTGGGTTGTATAGACTTCCTTCTTTTTCGCCACAGGCTTTGCGTCTGTGGCTGCTGGCTTGGACTCGGCTGGCTTTGAGCCACCAAATAATCCGCTAAAGAATCCCCATATCCCTTTGACTTCCTTTGCGATTGCTTGGGCATCATCGGTTGCCTTCTTTATCTTCTGTACAGCAACCTTGCCTTGAGACAAGGCATCGCAGCAGTATGTGATCCCGTCATACGCCAGTTGCATTGCCTTGAAAGCAGCGCCAATGGTGATGGGATCAAACACATCACTTCTTTATGTCTTTATAAATCTGGTACAGCTTGTGGCAGATCATTAAGACCGTGTAGATCAGAGTCGCCCAGATCAAGACTTCGCTGACCTGATAGCCAGCGACAGTTGCCAATGACACGCCTACTGGCGGTGCTACCTTGGCAGCGATTACTGAAATGCCTTCAGTTGTGCTTTCTGTGGTCATAGATTACTCGTCTGCTGGCAATGGCGTGTTGCCTTCAGCAAGCCACGCTAAGTAGGCTTGGTAACTTGTATTGGCAGGATCAAATGGAATAGAAATCATTTTTCCAACAATAGTTATTGCAACTACTTCGCCATTGTGTTTTTGTAATTGATACATTTATAACTCCGCAGAAAGTGTTATTGCATTACTGTTGGCTAAACGCATGGTATATACCCTAGAAACAGTAAGACCAGTAAAGTTTGTCAATAAAGCCATACCAGCATTAGAGTCGCTATTTACATTTGTAATTCCGCCTGCACTTTGTACAAAATCATTAGTGCCATCTGTAATTGAGATTGCACCTTGCACTCCCAAATCAGGAGTGCTCCTCATAGTTACACGATAAGCAATGTTTACAAGTGCTTGTACGGAAGTATTACCACCACCAAAAGCACTTCTACTAAGTTGAAAATATCTTTGGCACAAAACCAACTCAGTACCAAAAGGGCGGTAATCAAAACTAGTTGCTGTTGAGCCTTTTTCTAGTTGTACGCCTGTGATGTAAAAATTGTTTGCGGTACTGTCCATAACATTTACTTGAGCAGAAGTAGCATATACATCACCAGCAACCCAGCCATTTGCAGTTGCGGTTTGATAGGTGCTACCAATAGCCAATGCCCAACAAACTTGTATGCCTGTTCCGTTAGTTGTCAACCAAGTTCCAGATTGATCTCCTGCTACTGTGATGGTTTTAAATTCCCATGTATCAGCGACAGAAACTGTGTATGAAGCTGCATAAGCACGATCTTGTGCGCTATTTTTAAATGCTACAAAATGCGTTCCTGTTTTTGAACTGCTTACCCAAAAAGAAAGTGTTATTGTTTTAGCATTAGCAGTACCCCATGCTAAATCGGTAATATTAAGACCTTCAATACCTTGTCTAATAAAAGCAAACTCACCAGCAGCAATAGATGCGTCGGCTGTTGTTACATCAATTTGAAGGCTATTTATAAATCCATTAGTAGAAGAAGGAACATTAGTTGATTGAATAATAGAACACGCTCCTGCCGTGTAGTTTAAACCTCTAAATCTGTCTACCGAAAGACCATTTGTACTAGAAGCTAAAGCCGTTGATGTTCCGTATTGCGCTATTGTCATCGCACCATTGATGATGCGGTTCTTAAAGCCAAAATTGCTAGACGCATTAAATACATCAGAGCCGTTAACCTTGGCTGTTATCTCTCCAGTACCCTTTGCAACTAACTTGAATCCGATATTGGTGTCCCCGCCAGATGCAGTAAGAGTTGGAGCAACTCCAGTCGCAGCGTTTGCAAGAGTTACTTCATTGACTGCCGATGCAGTTGCAGTTACCTTTAGCAACTCGTTGCCATTGGTGTCAATGACATCGCCTACTAACTTTAGATTCTTACCGCTACCGATATTAAGACCTACCGATGTTCCAGTACCTGCTGCTGCAAAGATTGCATCTACCGAGTCCAGATCGGTATTGATCTTCGTACCCCATGTGTCCGTACTAGCCCCTACTTCGGGCTTAGTAAGTAATAGGTTCGTTGTTGTGGTATCTGCCATATTTCACCTCTATGCTGGGACTTGCGTCCATGTTTCTGAATTGTCCGATATTTCTGACCAATTTTCCGATGTGTCTGAGATGGGACTCCAACTCTCCGATGTATCAGTTACTGGTGTCCATGTCTCCGATGTATCCGATTGTGCTGTCCATGTCTCTGGAGTATCTTCTTGTCTGTCCCAATAAAAGTACCCAACATTGCCAACAGCGCCAGCAATGATTTCCCCAATTATCTCAATAGTTCGTGCATTCTGTGCGCTACCAATAGCAGTTGCTGAAGATACGCCAGATATATCAACCACAGTTGCGGAAGATGCCACTACTGTTCCAACATCACCAGCAGACGCATTCCCAGAGATAGAGACTGATACGCTATTGACTACTGAGTCAACCGCACCAGTTGACTGGTTTCCATCAATGCCAAGGGCTTTAGAAACCGATCCGACTGCCGTAGTTGATGAGACACCAGAGATGGATACAGAGACAGATAAGCCAACAGACCCGACATTACCTGTGCCGACTACGCCATCCTCTTGCTCAGACAGATTGACTAATACAGTTCCAACGGCAGTCGTTGACCCATTACCCGTCAGGGCAATAGATGTGGCGTCACGGGTTACAGAGCCAACGGCAGTCGTTGATGCGTTACCCGTCACCGATGCAGAGATTCCTTCTTCAACGCTGCCTACGGCAGTCGTAGAGGCATTGCCAGTCAATGCAAAGGATGTTGCGCCACGGGTTACGCTACCTACGGCAGTAGTTGATGAGTTACCAGTTATGGCAAATGATGTAGCGCCTCTAGCAACCGATTCGACCGCAGTTGTGGATGCGTTGCCTGTAACTGGAATTTGTGGAGCTGCAACCACAGAGCCAGCAGACAAGGTTGACGCATTACCAGTCAGGGCAAACGATGTTGCACCTCTGGCAACGCTGCCGACAGCAGTAGTCGATGCGTTGCCTGTGATCGCTGTTGATCTGCTTACATCAACAGAGCCAACCGCAGTCGTTGAAGCATTACCAGTTACAGCATGAGTTCGTACCTCTGCAACACTACCAACCTCAGTAGTCGAAGAATTACCAGTTACAGCAAAGGATGTTGCCCCGCGACTTACAGAACCGACGGCAGTCGTGGATGCGTTACCAGTTACTGCAATAGACCTTTCGCTAGTAACGCTACCAACATTACCAGTCGCTACCGTTCCATCTTCTTGAATTGATATTGACTCTTGTACGCTACCGACGGCAGTAGTGGATGCGTTACCAGTTACGGCATGGGTTCGTGCTTCTTCAACACTACCAACAGCAGTAGTCGATACATTACCTGTTATTGCTATTGATGTAGCGCCACGACTGACTGAGCCAACACTAGAGGTTGCTGCATTACCTGTTATCGCTATGGAGGTAGAGCCAGTAACGCTACCAACATTACCCGTTGCTACCGTCCCATCTTCTTGAACTGATATTGTTTCTGTAACACTACCGACAGCAGTTGTCGATGCGTTGCCTGTTACTGCAAACGATGTTGCGCCACGACTAACAGAGCCAACGGCAGTTGTCGATGCGTTACCAGTAATGGCAAACGATACAGCGCCTATACCGACCGACCCGACGGCAGTAGTCGATGCGTTACCTGTTATTGCGTGTGTTCTTACTTCTGCAACGCTGCCGACGGCAGTTGTTGACGAGTTACCTGTAATGGCTGTCGATACTGCTGCGACAACAGTTCCAACATTGCCAGTTGCAATATTGCCATTCTCTTGAATGGAAATTGTTTCTGTAACACTACCAACAGCAGTCGTTGATGCGTTGCCAGATATTGCTACGGTCTTGACTGGTACGACAGAGCCAACCGAGCCTGTGGCTGCGTTACCGTTAGCTGTGGTAACGCCTACACCGTAAGCGCCTTGTCCATAGTTTGCGCCACCATATACGCCATAAGGGTATATGGTGCTTGCATAATTACCAGAGCCGTAATTACCAGAGCCGTAAGCAGCCATGTTGCTGCCCCTTAAATTTAAGCGAGTCTGATCAAGCCTGTGCTTGCGTCATTCGTCGGCATGGTGAGTGTAAAAGTTCCTGCCGTAACGGTCTGAGAACCGAAGATGTGGACGCTAACTGCCTTGTTGCTTTGTGTGCTGTTATACAAGAGCACCGCGTCAAATGCAGTTGTTAAGGTCACATTGGTGTATGTGATGCTGGCGCTTGGAGTGACAAATGCAGTAGTACCGCTAGTGCTTGGCGCTGTGCCAAATGTCACCGCAACACCGCCAGCCGTGTAGTTAGTTCCAGAGACTTCGTTAGTTGCTGAGTAAGCAGTAGTCGATGCATTGACTGTTGCAGATGCCAAGTACAAGGCAGCTTTGAAAGAGTCAGCAGCAGTTGATCCGCGTACAACGCCAGTACCAAAATTGTGATGTCCTACCAGTAATTCGCCCTTGAACGAAGTACACATTGCTTGAGTATTTGCCATGATGGTTTCCTTATCCTAAAGATTGAGCGACTGCTTCACCAGCCACATTGCGTTTTAAGGTCATATGGACTGAGCGATGCACAAGCTCGCTTTCTAGCCAATACTCAACCCATTGAGTTGTCTCATTGTCATTGTCAATTATCCCCTCTTTTTTCTCAAGAAGAGAGTCGTCCATATCGCCTTTTGTTGTAGTAACAATAGCCATTTTTTTCTCCTATCCCAAAGTTCTTGCGCGAGTTATCAGTACACCAGATGTTGACCCACGGTCATCAGCCTCTTTTAGCTCCGAGAGACCCGTCTTGTATAGCGATGCCCATACCGTGATTCTCGCATCATCTTGCAGGTAAGGAGCTGCTTGCAACAATGCACCGTACAGGTAAACATCAGGAGAAGAGGTTAGTAACCAGTTGGTTGTGTTCGCAGTTGATAACTTACTCAACTTTGCGTAATAGATCAACTCACCCGTATAAGTGGTGTCTGGTTCTGGGACGAAGCGAAACTGCTCACCCACAACGCTAAAGTACAACGGCTTACTTGCTGCGCTGTTCAATCTTTGCAAATCGTTCATTGCGCTGATCGTCTCAAACTGCAATGGGGTGACGGGGTTTGTGTCTAAGACAAAGGATTTTGTCTCTAAAAAATCACTTGGCGTGGCAGCGTACTCAGTATTGATCGATGCTGTGGATCGCACAATCATCTGTCTGGTGCGCAAGTTTCTCTCGATCTGAGCCTCTGCCAAACTAATAAAGTCAGGAATGGCAGTCGTCAGGTCTGTGCGATTAAGCCAGTCCCCGACCGAGGTCTTCAGTTCAGCATAGGTTGTGAGCGCCATTTTCAGCCTTTTGTGCTTTTTCTAAGTCACGCATCACCCAAGTGTGATCGTGCTTAAATTCAAATGTCCCGATGTGTCCAATCTCTTTTGAGACATCGTGATCAATCCATATTTTAAAGCCAGCCGACTGTGCTTTACGGCAGAAGAATATGTCCTCACCAATATAGCCACGCTTATCGGTACGCCAAGGAGTCTCGAACCAAGGTTCAGTTAACGCCTCAAAAACATTGCGTTTGATAAGCATCACGCCCATACCGATTGAGCCAACTTCCTCGATTCCTGTGGAGTCTGGCATTGTGTAGATGAGTTCTCTCTCGCCATTCTCGCCATAGCGCTGGGCAGTTGGACCTGTCGGCATCCTGCGCCTTGCACAGTTCGTTGCCACAATATCTAAGTCATGCACAAGAAGTCTCTCGATCATGTCCTGCGGGAAAGTCATATCGGAGTCAATAAATAGCACATGGGTGCAGCCCTCTCTCATTGCGTCTAAACACAGATCAGCACGCTGGTTCTGAATGAGTGTGCCTTGCATAATCTTCAAGGACACCGCATCAGTCGTGTTGATCGTGTGATACGCCACCATATTGGTCATGCAAAAAGCATAATTTGCGTGAACCATGTCACGCGCTGGTGTACATACCGCAATGTAGTTTTGGGTCATACTTGTCCTGATCTAGTTCTGAAGTATTTGTTTTCGGGATCATTTAACCAGCGCTTCATATACGCTTGGTCATCTAACTTGCCTTCAGCCTTGAGCTGAAAGTAAATAGACATAGGGATGCTGGCAACTTTGTTCCACTCACTCCAGCGAGCACGCTCATCAACCTGTGCGTAATCTTGTTTATTTTCTTCAATGACAGCAGTCACATCTTGCTGTGTCTGAATCGTCGCCTTGTCTGTCTCTTCGTCGTAATGGAAATAACGGGTTATTCCCTGATCTTCGTCTGTGCTAAATAATCTTTTTTCACTCATGTAAAAAAGGGTCTGAGTTGCCCCAGACCCTCTCGCTAGTTAGATCAAGAAGTGATCAAGTCAGCAGCAATGCCGTGGGCATTTTCTGCATATACCTTGTGTCCAAACTCAACGATCAGCATACGCTTATCAGCGTCGCCAGTCTTTGCCAACTCAATTTGTTGGTATGGACGCAAAGTCACAACACCTGCGTACTCTGGATCAATCACGAAAGCATCACGCTCGCGCTGGAATCTTTGAGCAATAACCGTGACATTACCGAAGTCAGACACATAAATGTCTGCTGCGCCAATGATGGTTGCAGGACGAGCACCGCCATCGATGTTAAAGCGTGAAGATGCGATACCAGCAAAGCCAGAAACGCGCTGCTTGTTAACAGGACCGACCATCAAGATTTTCGGTGTACCGCCAGCAGTCCAAACTTGTTGAATAACATTCTTCAAGATGGTCTCTGTAAAGGTACGCACATTGCCGTCGGTACGAGAGCTGTTAGGCAGAGTTGTATACGATGGACTAGCACCGTTGGTTTGCATATCCACATTCGTCTTGATAAACGCTTGCAAAGAAGCAGTACCGCGAGCGACTGAAGTGCTACCAGCAGCAGCCACAGCGCCATTAAGCATTGTGAATTCTTGATCACGCTTTAGCTCGCTACTGCGTTTTGCAATTTGGTATGCCAATTCAGATTTTCTACCTGCCTTGTTTACCACTTCTTCAGTTGCAGACAAGACGATTGTCTTGCGACTAATCTGAGCGTAGTTTTGTAAACGAACAGTAGCAGTAACGGCATCAAAAGAAGTCACATCGTCGCCTTCGAGCTGCTTGTTAGCTGCTGCGGTTGCGAGTGTGTCCGTCTGCCATTCAAACAAAGAGTTGCTGATCGACTCCTTGCGAATGTTGCTCATGTAAGGAGTCTCTTCGGGAGCGATGTTGGTGATGATGTTGGATAAGTCCTCGCGGATACCCTTCGCATCAAAGGTTGTAAAGGTGTTGGTTACGATTGCCATTTGAGTGTCCTATTTCAAAAGAAGTTCTATTGCGGAGGCAGCGTCATTGACGCGACCTGACTTTGCAAGACGCTGTTTTGCGCGTGTACTTTCAGTTGTTGTAGAGACGCGACCTGCTGCACTAGGCTTGGCGGGGCGAGGACCGTTGTTGATCACAGGCTTGATCTGTCCGCGCTTGGACATCATCTGGTCATAGAGCGCTGCTTTACGCAACGCAATGACTGCTCTGTGGTCATAGACGTTCTTGAGTTCTTCCTCACTAAATCCGATCTTCTGACCAAATTCAATAAGTAGAGCTTTTTCTGCTTTAGCCTTCTTGGAATCTTTCCATTCGGGTACAGCTTGGATTAGAGCTTCTTGCTGTGTCGCAAGGTGAGCTTGCATCTCCTGTGCTCTTTGTTGCGCTGTGAGCTGGGACAATCGCTGCTGTTCAGACTGAATAGCTGCGAGTTTGTCTTGCTTCTGGCGCATCACTTCTGACTGTCTCACCCACTCGATTGGATCTTCGTTATAGAGTCGATCCATATCGACAGGTGCTTCAGTTGACTCAAGTTGCTGTTTCAACGCTCCCAATAACTGGGCGTACTGTTCACGCTCGGCACGAATCGCACTAGCCTCTGCATCGACAGCCTTACGGGTCTCTGCAATTTGCTGTGTTTTTCGTGTGTAGTCCTGTGTTCGGGAATATCCTTTTTGAAGTTCGTCTAGCGTGACCTCGACCTCTTTACCGTCAACTTTGACGGTGTAGACCTCGGTTAGCTGTTCTTCTTCTTCGGTTTCTTCACCTTCTTCAGACTGTTCCTCTGCCGTTTCATCACTCAATTCGTCGTCTTGCACATCGAGTTCTTCATCGACAGAGACCGCGACTTCGGAGTTTTCTTCCTCAGTCAAACGCGCCTTGTCAGTTTTCTGCTGTTCTCCGTCCAACGGCAACATCATCTGATCAAGAGCACTAGCTGCATCAGCTACGGTCATAGGGGTATTGGTTATTTCCATTTGCCTACTTCCTTTACATCAACGATTTTGCTCACGCTCAATCTGGCGCTGTGCGACTTTTCCGTTGTCCATGATCTTGCTGATCTCGGTTCGGAAGTTGTCAATCGCACGCAACATATGCCAAGCGTGTTCTCTCTTCGTGATGTCCTCTGGTTTCGTA